TCCCAGCACATCCTGGCCCAAATGGATAAAAAGAGAGGGAATTAAAAAAGCCACCAGGATAATTACCCAGTAGCCCACTTTCTTTAAGATTCCATTTAGCCCAGCTTTGCTGCTTTCCTTTCCAAGTCTTCTCGATTTGCGCCACCCCGTCAGCCAATCCAGGATGTTACAAAGAAGATATCCAGCGAAGACGTACCAATAAATGCCAAAAATGGCTGTCATAATAGTCACTGCTGCCCCAACCACGGTATTATAACGATCAATAAAACTTTTTGCCATAATAGAAACTCCTTTCTTTTTAAATTATCACTGCTTCTGTCATTTACTCTTTCGAATTCTCAGCAAGCCATTTTTCCGTTACATGACGCCACAACTTTGGCACATCTTCTATCGTCATTTCCCGTTTCCGGATTCTAATACCATAGAACCTTCCCACTACTGCATCCCTCCTTCCATCTGTGCTGCCAGAGCGCTGGATACCGCGCCCAGGTCCTCGATTGCCCCGTCCTGCACGGCCTGTCCCTCCTCCAGGGCGTCCAGACGCTTCTCTTCCGCCGTTTTTTCACACAATTGATATTCCGTCAGTACAGAACCGTCAGCGGCCACTACAGAACGTTCAGAGACCAGAATAAGATCCTGGTAGTTCCCAACGGTCAATCCCTCTCCCGTTTTTACCTGAACGCGTTCCAGGTTTTCTTCTGTTAGCTTATTCCATGTCTCTAACATGGCCGCCCTGCCAACTGCCGCTACCTGCATCCTCCCCAGGCTTGCGCCTGCCTCCAATTCAATTTCTGTTCCATCTTTTAGAACTAACATATCTTTGTTCATATGAACTCCTTTCCGCCCGTCACAGGGCAATAAAATAAGCCCCATGAGGGACTTTGTTTAGAAATTTTTTCATCGTGTAAATAGCAATTTAGCACTGCGTGTAGAGAATAAAAGTCTTATTGATACGATATTACCGATTTTAGATACCATTGGTAAAACCTGTTCTGGATTTTTTCGCGTCACAACTGATTTAACCACACAATCGCAAGGATATGCATATGGTTTCACGGCATATCGCATCCACGAAAAAGCAATCAGAGTGATGGCAAATAAAGCATACTCCGGAATTGTTGAATTGTACGATTACGAGACGGATAAAAGCGCATGGATCTATAAAGGAAGCCTTGTTAGCGATACTCAGCAAGTTCCAGTTGTCATGACAAAAACCAGAACAGAAAACCCGCATGTTTCAGAGACGTCATTTAATCGAATCAATGCATTTAAAATTGGCCCCAATTTGATTCTTGTTAGCTTTAATTTGACTATTGACGGTGCTCCCCTTGAGGGCAATAGAACCTTTGTGGAAATCGGGAGAATAAATGGTATTTCGCGCGTTTACAATAGTGCTTTTTTTGATATCCCCGCCCAAAATGGCTCCGGAACCGTTTTAATGGATTTTGCAGGGGCGGGCGTAATGAGAATTTATAATGAAATATCTCAAAATCCAGCAACCGGCTGGGTGCGGACCTCATTTGTTGCAGTGGTTGACTTTGATTAAACTTTTGTGATTCCAACTTCGTAGGTTTCCCAAGCATTGTTATAAATATTACAATGGCAACGCACCTCCCGCGATCCGTCAAATGCCAAATAATCCTGAATGATGTATCCATAGCCTTGTGGGTCAGTGGGATGGCCTGTACCGTAATAGACTTTCATCGTGAAGGCCTTTGATAATGGGCAATTCTTCAGAGTTGTGGCATTTGTGTTTGAACCCATGCGGTAGTTGCCTGGTGTCAAATATGTATGCATATCTGCGTTTTTAGGTATGTCTGTAACACCATATTCTCCCAGTGCCCAGTACTGTGGTTCAACCCAGTTAGCATCCCATGTGCCGCTTGATACTCGCAATTTTTGAAATACTGTATTGTCTGAGGATCTGAGGTTCCTGTAAACAACACCCCAGGCCGAAGTGTTTTTGCAAAATATATATAATGCCTCTGCACTGTAATGATTATAAATTATCCTAACGCTCTGATTTGGCATGGCATTATATTTCTCTTTCACCCATGCAATGGCATCCGTATCATCTTCGGATACAGCTGCTAAATTGCTATTTACATCACTAATCTGATCCTGCAGCATCTTCCCAAATGCCGCATCCATGAAATATTTTCCTGGTTCCGTACACAATCCATTATTCACCAATAATGCCCGCATTTCACCTAATGTCACAAGCCCCATCAAAGCTGCTTTTATTTTGGAAATCAGCGTTGGCCGTTTTATTCCGGATACAATCGCCGCGATGGCTTCCCGCGTCTCTGGTACTGCTGCCCCCTCCCCTGTGTAGTCCTCAAACTCTAGAGTTTCGATCTCACTTCTCAATTCCGTGGCTGTCTCTTCCAGCATCTTTTCTGTGGCCAGTCCTCCACTGTTGAGATCAACGGATATATTTTCTACATTTCCTACTCTCAGATAATCCCGATATACCAGTGTGACCGGATCTATTCCATTATAGGCCGGCATCCAGTCAGGCTTGTCCTTTTTGGCCACACAGATCGAATACAGTCCTTGTGCCCCATTTGCATCCTTTGCGAATATACCGATTTCCCGGATATTATATCCAATATTAACTTCAGAATTTATCGCAATCAACGTTAAAATAATCGTATCCGAATCTTCCGATAATTCCATTTTGCTGATACCGAATTCCTGCTTTGTGGATTTCAACGCATTCATTGCCATCAGCGTTTCCACCGTTTCTTCTCCTGTATATTCGCCGTCGCCAAGCTGAAAGACCGTAAATGTTATCTTTTTACCGGATAATGCCTGCGCTTGACACTGAGACCCGAAATCAGTCAAGACTTTTTTATAAATTTCCAACATATCTCATTCCTCCTCAATCCATTACGGGGATAATCATTTCACTGTATTGTGACACAATAATGGCATGTACAGAGTCATGCTTTAAATACCTTTCTTCACTTACCATGAGCCTCTGTTCTATGTACTGCGATATGGATATTCCCATTCCAGCTATCCTTTCTGGTACTTCCCTGGAATACTCCACTTTCCTCAGGTGGCTGCTCACATTTTTCGTCTGTCTGATTAGTCTTAAAATTTTATCATAGCTTTCCTGCTCTGAGTCCTCTGATGTAATAATATCAAATGCACCTATATCCTGTTCCTCTGGATTGTCAAAATCAAACCATTCGATAATATCCCCGTCTGGATAAATCGTTTGCACTAACCGCTTAAGAGCCGATTTTGTCCCTGCCATCATCCTTAGATAGATGGAATCCTTGATAATTTCTCGTTTTGTATCCAGCCGCATCGCCATGTCATAATAGCTGGCATTCATTTCTATAGCCATTAAATCCAGGATTTCGGATGGCTGGCTGTCAATGTCTGCATACAGTCTGATTCTGGATGCAAATATGAGCATCTTTTGCATAGCCATTTTATATGCATAACTGAGAGCGACAACATCTACTTTTTCCCGCAAATACGAAGGAAGCAGATCAGCAAATTCCCCATCCTGAAATCTAATCATTTTCCAAGCCTCCATATGTGATTTTGCTATCTGAAGATAATACGGCAATATGGTCATCCGCAATTACTGCAAAAGAAGGTGAAACTATCTCCACGCGCTTTGCTCCGGCCACAAGGATTTTTCGAACCAGTTCGTTGGGATTCATGTCGCGTCCAATGGCAGAACGCTGCCAGATAACCCATTCATTTACAGCCTTTTCCACTGCTGCCTGAATCGTCAACGCCCGGTTCTTATCACTCTGGTTAATATAATACGTCAGTTCGAGTTCATATTCCGTCACATCCGGATTCCTGATTATTACCATATCAGTCAGCATACGAACATCGCTCTGGTTCATTTTCTCCTGTAATTCCGTGATGGCTTCCTCACTCATCAGCGCTCCTCCATCAAGCAGACACATGATCTCAACCACCCTGGGAGACGGGCTTGTCACCCGTACTTCCGATATTGCGTTGTTGAAACGATGTACATAATATCTGTAAGCGGCCTCTGAACCGGCGCTTGAATAGGAATCCGGTGCCAGATAGATATCCTCCCGATAATCCTCATCGCTTTCGATATCCGCTCCGTTATCCGACGTTGTAACATTGTAGACCCGATCTATGAACGCCACATTATCAACCATTTTATTGATTTCCCCAATGGCATAAATATTACCTGCCGCCCCCTTTATGGTACAAGTCGCAGGAACGTTTATCTTCGTCTCTCCGGCTGAAATCTCCGCATATTCATCCGTTGCAAAATAGACTCCATCCCCCGCTGTCACTCGTGTTCCTGCCCTAATTCCAGTGGCGGATTCTCTAATTTCGTCCATTTCAAAACATATTTCAGTCGTGGCCGCGGATGCCGCCTTCCGTTCTACCCTCTTCAACGCTCCTAAATTTTCCAGATATTTTCCTACACTGTACTTTAACAATCCCATCTTTGCCGCATTGTCAATATGCATATATCCCTGAAAAATATAATAGGCTCCGGCCAGCAATAAAATCCTGTTATCATCCGCTGCTGCCAGAGTCACATCTTTTCCTGTGATTTCTTTTTTCTTTTCCCGGAACCAGGATACCATATCCGCTGCCAACTGTTCGCACGTATAATTATCTATAAAATTGACATCCGGATATTCCCTCAAAGCCTTTAATTCCTCGCTCATTCCACCTCATCCCCTTCCGCAAAAATTACCGCCGCCAGGCTTGTGCCATCCGTCTTATGTTCAAACTGAATCTCCTGCACCTGGATCCTCGGTTCATATCTGGCAAACTGCTCTGCTGCCTCAACGGTGTATTCACTCTCCATATCCTCAGGAACCTCGGAAAGACTTTCCCACCCAAGCCCCATTCCTCTCATAAGTGGAATGCTTCCTTTCGGGATATTGGCAATGTTGTTCAGGCATCGGACAATATCCTTCAACTCTTTTTGTTCCTCCTCTGTCTGAAGACTAATTCTCATGGACATTCCTCCGGTCAGTTGTATTCCAACATGGTAACATTAATGGTCATTTTTGCCACTTCCCCTCTTTTCATTACAACATCATAGGATTCTGACATTTTCGTTATGAGCGCCTGCCTTAGTATAATACGGCCGCCAATCACCAGAGGCGCCACTACTCCCTGGTTCATGTACCGAATCAGCCGCGCCTCTATGATACGCGGACGAACCCCTAACATGGCGTTGAGCGTCATGGAAAAACTGGCTGTCTGGAGTGCCTTCCCAACAAACTCCAGCTTTTCCCCGCCATTGACCAGGCTGTGCTTCGCTGTCCGGATACTTAACTCCCGTTTAAATCCGTCAAAAGTCAGAACCTTTCTGCTGCTGGTTTCAAAGCGAATGTACGCTCCCCAATTTCCAATCTTTGCCATCCTAGATTCCTCCTGCATGTGCTGCTTTGATCGCAAGCAATTCCGCCACAGATATACTTCCGGAAGCATCCCGAAGGACCATACTGTCTCCATTCACGATGATTCCTGCTTTAGGCATACCATTTCCGGCAAAAGTCCCCATAACAACCGCAGCTCCATTATCTAAATAAATAACCAGCACCATATCTCCCTTTTTTAGATTTGAAGAGACTCCACATGGTGTAAATACCGGAATCGGATTCGTGACCTCTCCGGTTCTTTCCGGATAATAAATGGCTGCCGTTCCATCCGTCTGGTTAAATGTACTGACATATCCGATACGTGCTGACATATTACTCACCTCTTAAATTCTTTTGAAGATTTTGTACGCATGAACTTTCATTTTATGCTGTTCTGCAATGGTATGCGTCACTTTATCCACGGCATACCACCCATCCATCGCCCCCATTCCCTCAATGCTGATATTGCATGTTGCCACAATATCCGGATTTCCCATGGCTGCAAAACTGAGTGTTGTCATCTTTTCATTCGCTGCATTGACTCTGGCCTTCGCAAAGATTAGTGCTTCCGCCTCACTGTCAGCTTTCTCTTCCAGCTGTAAAATCCGTGGTCCCTCACCAACTGTAACCTGAATGGTTTCTTTCTTCTTCCCATTTGTATAACCCAGGGAGGCCCCTGTATAGGTTCCATCCAGTGTCGTATTCCAGGAATAACTGTCCTCCATATCTTCCTCATGGAAGGTTGCTATTATATTTCCTGTCTTGCTCCCATTCTCGTACCAGCGTTTATCAAAAATCACCAGGGCCAGTTTATACACTTTAAGGCTCAGTCCCTGCTTTTCGCACATCCGGTTTAAAAATGTGCTGTCCGGCTCTGCTTTCTGCTCCACATCCTGTATTACTGGCTCTTCCCCCCAGTAAAACAGGTCTTTCATTTCATATTTTTTTCGAAACTCCTCGGCGATCTGCTTTAATGTAACATTTCCCCAGACCTTTGATACCTTTTCGCACTTGAATTTTTCACCCGCCGGAATCGAAACACCCTTAAGCACACATTGCCTCGGAGGGGCAGAATACGTCAGATCATCTAAGGTAAAATTCCCGCAGTGATAACGCAAACGGTCACCGCTTCTCTTCCAGTCCAGGAACCAGACTGTTACATCCAGATCCGCTCCCTTCTCAGGTTTTAAAGTATCCCGAATCCAGGCAGCGTCTCTTTCCTCAAAGCACAGGGATATCTCATCGGATACTCCGCAAGCATTATCTGTATAACTCAAACTTTTCAAACGTTCTGACAGCCCGACTTCCATGCCGTTATATAATACCTGGCAAACGGTTCTTCTCGCCCTATCCATTTAATTTCGCCCTCCATTCCGGATATGCCGCCGAGAGAGTCTGCTGCTCCATCTCTTCCTCCGTGGGAAGCTTTAAGACGATCCCCTCCGGAAATATCATGTAATCCAGGTATTCCCGGTTTTTATCCATTAACTGGGTACAAAAATATTCATTTCCGTATACTTTATATGCAATCAAATCCCAGGTATCCCCGCTGATAGTCATATATGTTTCAGGTATCTTCGCCATCATGCCTCCTTAAAACGCCAGGCGGGAACGGTCCCGTTCATAGCGATTCATGAATGAAACAAATCGTTCGTAATCTTCGGAAGAAACTTTTTCAAGCTCACTTTTCTGCGAAGTATCTGCCATCTGATAGACCGGTGCATACTGAATCATGAGTCGGCTGCTGTCCGTTTGATTCGTCACATTGTTTCCCACGCCAAGCTGCCTCCCGGCTTCCTCCCATATGGAGACGGAATGGGCTGAGCGATCCAACGGAATAAACGCTTCCGGTCCGGCTTCCGCGAACACGCCATAATGCGGCGTATCAAAGATTCCTCCGTCGGCATGCTTTTTAGGCTGGACATGATATCCATCCACACCCGTAGATGCCATGTCAAAACGAACATCCAAAACAGAATACACAGGAATCTTTTCAAACTTTTTTTGTGCATACTTCGTCACATAATTATATACACTGTCAACTCCAGTCTCTGTCTCTTTTGCGTGATCCGCAATCCCGTTTCCAATTGCAGGGGGCAGGGTTCCTCCTACATCCATGACAGATTCATAAGCGCTTCTATAAGCGTCACTATTACCGATCGCCCCGCCGATATACTCCCATATTGCATCCGCATCCCCTGTCAGAATGCTTAAAGTTTCTGCCTTCGTTAATGCATCAGAGATTCCCTCCGGTATTTTGCTTCCTGCTTCTTTTGCCTGCTCCCGGATCGTTTCCATCTGCTCTAAAGATGGGCGCATCGAATCCATAAGTTCCTCAAGTGCCATTTTTGTACTGTCTTTTAGGCTGTCGGAATCCAGGCCGGCTGACAACATGGAGGCGAAATAGTCCCCATATGTCTCCCCTATATTCCCGGATGCCTCCAATCCTGCAAATCCCTGTTCAATCGCAGAATCCATCCGTTCCTTGAATTCCGGCATGGCGGCATTAATTTCATTTTCATATGCGCTATACAATGTATCCAGCTGGAAGGATGCCGCACGCGACTGAATTTCAGCCACCTGATTTCTGTAATTTTCCTCAAACACAGAAATCATTTCTGCATACTGAGCCTTATTGATGGCCCCGTCCTCCAGCTGTAACTTCGCACCAGATATGTTCAGCGTCAAAGACTCCTCAAGACTGGCCGTCGCCGCATCTACCTGCGTCTGAATCTCATTTTGCAGGTTTTGGAACGTGTCCGCATCCAGGCTGCCGCCAGCGCTGTATTTAATCCCTATCGTCTCAATCTGTGCTTCGAACCGGCTCTCGGATAATTTGGCGGTAATATCCGCCATCTTTCTCTGCAGCTCATTGATCGTTGCAATCTCATCCATGGATAGAACGCCGTCTTTCATGCCCTCTGCATATGCCTGCCCGAGCTGATCTCCCAGATCTTTTAATTCCTGATTCAATCCGCTGTAATAATCATTGAACTGAGCTACAATCGACTGCCCCGTTTCATCGTCCCCGGTAAGGATCTGCAGATTCAGGTTCATGGCATATTGCTGCTCTTCTGCCATGCGGAGCGAATTCTGTACATACTGGTCAATCAGCTGGCCGTAAGAACCATTTTCTGCTTCAGAAAGCGTAATTCCCATTTCCACTTTCCAATTCAGCTTTTCTATCTCCTGCTGCGTCTTCCCCAGCCCCTTAGACAGATCACTGACTTTTGATAATGAATCCATAGAGGATTGAATTTTCGACAAATTGCCATTATCAATGATTTTTTCTGCAGCAGCCTCAAGTTCTGTCATGGAAAAAGTCACATTTCCAAAATGCTCCGACAGATCATTCTTCTTCAATCTCTCATTGGCCATCTTAGCCTGTGTGCTTAGCCCAACGATTGCTCCTCCGGCCAGCGCCGCTACACTTACTGTTGCCATAACAGGATTACTGCTCAGTGCAGTCCCTAACGTCTTTACCGATGCGGCAGCAGATGTCAGCGTCTCAACGACTTTCATGGATGTAATTGTTGTGGCAATTCCTCCCAGTGTGCCGGCAATTACGTCCGGATGGGCCATCATCCACCCGCCAACGGAAAGAAGAGGATCAGCAAATTCTTTTATCGCTCCGGCTGCCTCCGATAGCTGCCTCTTTACCGTTGGAATTTTTTCAATTACCGTACTGGCTGTATCCTCAGAGAAGGCATAAACTAACTTTGTTCCCTCCTGGGTAAGACGCCTCATCGGGTCCATCAGGCCATCATAAATCCGGATCCCTGCATCCTCCATAGCGGACTGAAAGATAGCGATATCTCCCTTTAAATTATCCATCTTCGTCGCCGCCATGGTTTCCAACGCTCCGTCGGCATGATACAGCTCATCTGATAGCTTGTCCCATTCCGTAACGCCGTCAGCTACCGTAGCGTTCAATCCTGCCAGCAGATCATTCAGTGCGTCAATATGCTGTTTTCCCCCGATAGCCGCCAGTGCAGCATTGCGCTCCTCTTCCGTCAGATTTCTGGTGGCGGAATCCACCAGTTCCAGCGTGTTTTTAAGACCGATAAACTTGCCCTGTGCATCAAAAGCACTAATTCCCAAGGCCCCCATCTTTTTTCCTGCTTGTCCGGTCCCAGAGGTGAGATTAATCAAGACTGCATTCAGGGCGTTTCCCGCTTCGGAACCCTTTATGCCCCTGTTCGCCATCACGCCCAACGCTGTGGCCGATTCCTGAATAGGGACATTTAAGTTTTTAAGAGAACCGCCCACCCCCAGATATGCTTCCATTAACTGTTCGGCCGTCTGGTTCGACTTATTATTTGCTTTTGCAGCCACATCAAGGTATCCGCTTAATCCGTCAATCTCAACCCCCAGCGCCGACATGGAATCCGTAACAAGATCAGACGTGCGGGCAAGATCCAGGCCCGTGGCCTCAGATAGCCTTAAAACGCCTGGAAGCCCTTTAATGGAGGTATCCACATCCCATCCAGCCAAAGCCATGTATTCGAGCGCATTGGCCGATTCCGTAGCTGTTTTTGATGTGGTCCTGCCCATTTCCATTGCCGCATCGCGAAGTTTTTCATATTCCGCCGCTGTTGCTCCTGCCGTCGCCGCAGTGGAATCCATCGCCGCTTCAAACTCAGAGCCGACATTTGCGCTTGCCGTTCCCGCGGCAATCAGGGCAGCTCCTGCTGCCGTTGCCCCTACCGCCACTGTGGATATTGTCGTTTTCAAGGCTCTCCAGGAAGCGTCGATCCTAGGTGCCGCCTGCTCCATGGCCGTCGCAAAGCTAACTTGGTCCCGGTTTGCATCAGCAGCCGCCTTTGAAATATCTCTAAGCTGCCGTTTCGTCAAGGTACAGGCATCACCAAGCGTTTTATCCACCATTCCGGCAATTTCTATTGCCAGCTTATATTCTCTTTGATTTGCCATCCCATTCACCCCTTCTTTGGCAGCATCTGCAGTATTTCAATAACTTCCCTTAATGGGAGGCTCATGAAATAATCCATGCCCGTATGGGTATACAGAGAAAGAGACAAGACCGCTCTTTTGATTTTTTTCACATCATCCGGTCTTATCCTCTCGCGTAAAAAAAAGCCCGTATCATCTCCCGAAGCCGGATATAGTCCCGCGCTTTCATGTTATTGCAATATTCCCAGGGCTTTTTGTTTACCCTTGCGGCAACCAGTACGGCATACTGCCCGGTTACTTCCGGACGTGCATAAGAATACCCCATCACACTCATCTGACGGTCAATGGCGCACATATCCGACGCTGACAGCTCCACAAGGCCAGAAAGATCAAGTTCCGACACTTCCATATCGTCGAACAGGAACGGATCCCCCAGTTTCAGTTTAAGATCAAACGTATCTTCGGTATTTTCCTCTAATCCCTTTTCTTCCATTTCCATCATTTCATCATGTCCTTTCCATACTTTTAAAACTGCCGCCCCGGGATACGCCAGAACGGCAGCCTCTTTTTACAGATTCATTCAAAATTAACAAAGTTTCCGGAGCTTTTCCATGTAATCCACTCCCTCAATCCGAAAGATACTGTTAAGCTTATCAACTTCAACCAGCTTCTTTCCATCAATCTCAAAGAGAACATAGGTACACTCAATCTGTACTTTGGTTCCCATGACATCTCCAGGTTTTAACGAACCCGGGGAAAGCTGCTTCGGGCGCCCCTTCACAACATAGCGGATCCCGGCAAAATCTGAAGTCCCTGTTCCCTTATTTGTGACCTGGATCGCTCCGCGCATATTCAGGGTCACAACCTTCATCGGATTGCATATTTTCATAACCGGAGTATAAAGAACCCGGAAAGGAACTTCCTGCGTAATGCTGTCATAATGCCCAACGATAGGAACATTATAAGAGCCTGAGATACCGGCCCCGGTGACTGTCGCGACTTTATTTGCCAGATCAGCCAGCGTCATCTCATCCGTAATACCAATAATCACGCTTCCCGAAGCATCATATACATTAAAATTATTGACTACTTCCGGAATAATCTGACTTGTAAACTCCATACTTTATTCACCTCCCTGTAATGCAGACTGGATTAACACCGGGTCAAATTCGATTATGTTTGTGATATGCTCTGCCGGTGTAAAGAAAGCAATTTTGGTATAAAACACAACCTGCCCGTCAAGAATACTTGCAATCGGATTATCTTCTTCTCTGAACTGGACTTCGCCTCCTGCGATATGCCCGCCGGATGTCAGACTGTTCAGATAGACATTCTCTGCATCCACCACTGCTTCTGTCAGCCTGTATGAAGTCGGATCATCCACGAATTGTTTATACGTCAGAATAAAATGACTGCGATACCAGTTCATCATTCGTCTGCAGGAAATCCAACGGTCTTTCGGATCCGTCGTTGTCGGATATGCCGCGGTATTATTCCCCCAGACGCGCCATCCGTTATCATTAATAAATGTTACGATTCCTTTACTGTTAATTGCTGCCGCCCTCGTATTGTCTAAAAGAACCTCGGTTCCGTCCTCCAGAATCGTCGCCGTCATATTGCTTAGTTCATTCGACGGAGATTTTTTGGGAATGTCAGAATTATTGGAATCCGTTGTGGCCGTTACAGCCGCCCAGATCACCGAACCATCATAAACCTTTGAACCCAGTTTCTGTTTTGGCCATACAAGAACTGCATCACGGCTCACCACTCCCATATCATCTTTCGCCGCCATTGCCTCTGTGTAGGTTGTATAGATTTCTGAATCAATGTCAATGGCACACATTGCTTCAAAAATTCCGTTGATTTCCTTCACCTTCGCCGCCATCGTTGCGGCCACTTCGACTTCCTTTGACCAATGCGGGGCCAGAACAATACCAGGAACATATCCCGTAGAAGGGTACACCTGACGCAGTACCTCAAGACCAGTCTCTTCTCCCGTACTGACATTATATCCGCCAATGATATCTTCCTTCGTGATCATGGTTGGAGCCAGAATATTTCCCTCCACGCCAATCATGGTTACATCCGCCGTTTTTTCCGTATCAAGCAATGTAATTTCGACGGCACCTGTGGTAGTAAATCCTGTAATATAATCTACATCTTCCGTCATCGCCGTCCCTCCGGCTTTCACAGTCAGTCCGTCAAGCAAAATTCCATATTCTTCGATTGTTGCCACGCCGGAAACTACCGGAATACTGTCCTTTGTATATGTTTTCTTGTGTTTCTTCGGGTCCAGGACATTAATCAAGATGATCGGAGCATTCTGGAATACGTTGAAATTCGCGTCAATGACCTGGCAGAGTGTATAATTCTTAAAATCACTGCAGAATCCCATCAGGCTTACCGCCTCCGCATAATCATTGCAGAGGACCGGGACGTTTACCTTCGGATCTGCTACCATATTCACCGGAGCAAGTCCGACAGCGACCTGTAGGCCAGCCGTACTCTCCACGGGAATCACAACCTGAGTAGGCAGCTCTTCTGTGTCAATTCGATGCATATATGCCATATCCCATTACTCCCTTCTCATGTGTTTCAAATATATTTGGGCCCGCTCATATACTTTGCTTAACGATGAGCCGGGATTCTCCAATGCCACATTCACGACTGCCAGTTTTGAGACCGGAACAACCAGTGCGCCGAGTACCGGATTATCCGCAATTACTTCTGACAGTGCCGGCGGCAAGGCATCCTTGTATACAGACCCTTTATTTGCGCCAACAAAAGACGGCCCCACATAGCATTTGGGAAAATCCGTGACAGCTTTCACATTTTTCATTTGCCTGTCCAGCTCTGATGCCGCCACAGCTTCCTTCTTTATTTCCTCTGTTTTTATCCTATCTGTCTTTTTTTCTGTACTCATACAAATCTGTTCTCCCTTCTGATTCCCATAAACTCAAATGACATCCCAATCGCTCCAAAATAATATGGATATGTGTCCTCATCCTGAAGCGCCCATTCAAACTCACAGGTACATGTATAGCTGCCTGCCAGAATGGGATCCTTCGCGAATCGTTCATATACCCTCTGGATTAGATTCAGGATTTCCTGGTGCCCATTATTTTCCGTCGAGTCATTAAAAATACCGAAGCAGACGGCCACGGTAACATTCTGATTCGCATTGACTCCTGGTATTTTTCCTGCATCTGCCTTAACCACAGCCCAAGGACAGCCATAAACAGTATCTTCCGTATTTTCATCCAGATAATCAATCGTTTCAAGCGCCACTCCACCTGCCCTGACATTCTTTTTCGGAATCGGAAGCGCCTGTTCAAATACCTGCATCTTCACATATTCCGGATCTGCCTCAGGATTTCTAGGTTTCATAAAGCACATGTCATCCGTAATCCGTTCTACTTCTTCTTTTAACGCCTGCATCAGAAAAAATGGCGTCCTGCGCGGATATCTTTCATCCATAACATTATCCTCCCAAGACTTTCCCCAAAACCCGCTCCACCTCTTCATGAAGCAGAGCTGCAATCTCATCTGGCTTATAAACATTTTTGTTTCCAATCATTTCTGCCACGTTGGGGCTTAAAAGCTTCTCAAGCTTTGCATAATGCGAAATTTTTGGCTTTCCACTGTATTTTTTCATGTTCACTCCATCAACACGCTCTACAACAGCTCTATGGCTCTTATTCGGTCCCGCTTTAAACTCTACAACAAAAGCATTTCCCAAACTTTTAGATGCCCCTCGAAGGACATTGCCTTTTAAACTTCTCTTTTGGCGTTTCCCGGCCTTCGTATAGGCTGTTAGACTGACTTTCATATTGGACACATGGAAGTCTCCTATCTCTTTCATCGGAGATGCAAACTCGATTGCGGCAGCCATTCCGGAAACACTGGCTTTTCTCATCGTGCTCTGTCCCTTCATCACGCTGCTTTTCGCCGCCTTCCCAACATACCGCTTCGAAGCAGAGGAGATCAGATTTTTCTGCGCCTTCTTTGCAGCGTTGTTCACCGCTGTTTTCAACACAGATTCCTCTGATCTCTCTAAGGGTTTTATTGCTTTTATGATACGTCTGTAGTCATCTTCATTGATTTCTACTCTCAAGCTCATGCTCTCACCGCCCCCAGCGTTATAGAATAAATGCCGCCTTCATTGATCGCATCTTCGACACGGTAAGAAGAAGAATCCAGGCGAAGGATCCGACCGATCGCAGGCATAGGACCGAATCTGAAAACTGACACATACATGACAATTTGTTTCTCGTAAATTCCCTCGATTCTGCCTTTTTCGATCTGCTTTTTGGATCGCTCTGTCACTTCGTTTCCATCAATGATAACGGGCATTTGTTCTCCATCGACCTGATGGATCTCTCCGAACTCCTCTGGGTTTAAAAACACATTTCCAATATCCTGGCACAAAATATCCTTAAATTCCATCCGGATCACCCCAGAAGTTTCACGCGAACTGTCGATGCTTCCGCCGCTGCGTCTTCAATAACGTATCCCATGGCTCCCGATGTTGCCTTATCCATTCCATTTTCTTCTGTAAATGTTACCGGATCCCCCATCGCTAAAGAAACCCCTGTTTTTTTAGGGAACTCGAACACTCCCACCACATGGAGCGTCCCGTTTTCCCCTGCCGGAATGTCTGTCCCGGCCACCCCTATGCGATTTCCAAAGATAACCACTGTATTGGCAGGAATGTCCGCCCCTGTTCCATTTAGATAATCAAGGCTTTCGCCTCTCTGCCAGTAAACTGCCTTCATTGAATTCTTACCTCCTTTTTATGCCAATGCGATCGGGGAAGAAATCTCCACGCCCGGATTCTTAACAGCTCCGCGGTAATCAAGAACTGTAATTCCCCAATCAAGGTACACATCCCATACGAACCCCAGTTGCCCGGGCGTCTCCATTCGACGGATATTCGGAATATCCTGTCCGTTCAGGTAATCCACCTGAATGAAATCCGTATCATTGCTGTCACCGATCAAAAACCATGGAATCGCGCCGCTTGCCACCTGTACATTCAGCGTAGCATCCTCCGCAACCTTTATTGTGTCCCGATACTGGTATAACGGGTTCACGTCTCCGGACGCGCTGATCGTCGCCGAATGAAACAGCGTATACATCTGGAATTTATATCCCAGCGGAACCACCATCACGGCCGGCCGGATAATGATTGCCTGTTCTGTCCCATCCACTTTCTTTTTATGGCCGCCAAGAGCCAGAATCATGGACTGGACGGCCTCCTGTGTGATTCCTGTTCCTTGCGCCAGAAGATTCCTATGTTCGCCAGAAAAGAGGACCTTTCCATCATAAATTTTGGAATTTCCGGTCAAAACCCGGTATACCTGGCTGTTGATCGTCGTTCTGGATGCTTTTGCCGCCCGCGCCGGCAGTGTCGTGATCACTCCCATGTCATCATTAATGAACGCCTGGCGGGACATTGTGAACTGGCGGCCATAGGTTCTAAGCTGTCTCTGCGGCAGTTTTTCATCCTCCGGCAGTGTATGTTTTAATTCCCCGTTTTCCTTTACCTCCAAGAATTCACCGAAGCTTCCTTGCACATAGTAGTTATCAGCTTTTTTGAAATCCGTAAGTGTCCCCCGTGTTGTAAACTGATCAAACGTAACCGGGGCTGTCCTGTGCCCTTCCACATATGCCTTGCGGATCGTCTGATCCATAATCGCCGGGAACGCCGACGTGGGATTGTAAAAGGAACGGCGCATAGTCTCTTCAAACAGTTCATTTGCACCCATCATAAAATAATTTCTGCTGTTTTCCCCATCTTCGCCAGAAAGACAGCTGGCTGCGATCATCCGCAGAGAGGCGCCTTTAAAATCGTTTGCCCCGGCCGCAGGCTTGTCCACAGGAATATTATTCCTTAGAAGAATTCCGTCTACAATCGCCGCTCTGTGTTTATCCTCCGCATCCGCAGTTACCCGGACAGAAACCGGGGAATGCGTCCGCTCAAGCTGTTCGAGTACCGATGCCCTCACCTGCTCCATGGTATCCCCGCGGGAAATATACTGCGACGGGTCAAGGCCGAATCTGCGGCAAAGTCCGTCTATTTCGGTAATTCTCATTCTCTCCGCAAGAGTTGCCCTCTGGCCTTCATCTGGCGGATCCTGTCCCACTCCTGCCTCTGCTCCGTCTTTCCCCCTCTCTCCCTGGTTCGACGTTGCTGCCCCTGTGTCACCCGTTCCGGGCTTTCCTGCCGGCGCCGACAGAGTAATCTTTCTCTGCAGCTCATCAAACTCCTGTTGCTCCTCTTCTGTCAGATTCCGGCCTGCATTCCGCGCCTGTTCTGTAATCTGTTTCTGTCTTGCAATCATTTCCTGCAATGTCATTTTTTTATACCTTCCTCTCCTTATTTAAAAATCCCTGCTGCCTTCAGCTTTGCAATTAACCCATTAAAATCCTCCTGTGTCGGCACCGCGGTCAAATCTGCCGGGGCTTCCACAGGCATCGCAGAAGCGCCTTTTACGTTCTCCGCAATAAAAAGGCAGATGTCTTCCAGTTTATCAGGAATCTCATCTGCTCCTTTCCCGGTCAGGGCCGCGGCCGCCGCCTTCATGCTCTGTTCCAGATTATTCACTTAAAAAAACCTCCCTTCACCATGTTCTCGTTGACCTGAATCATTCGTTCTAACAGGGGTAGCATGCCTAAATCACTATGCCCCCCATCCTGGCTGCGGCCCACTCCGACAGTCGGGTCTGCCGGTACGGATACCACACTGATCTCCAATGGCGTCCACTTTTTGGCAATATAGCAGGGCCCCGTAAATCGTCCGTCCGAAGATTTCTTTCCCGCCATCACCTCCTCCCAGGTATCCACGCTATATCGAACAGAAACACCTTTTAATGTGCCGCCTGCCACTTTTTTTCTGATAATTTCGGACTCTTCATCATCATCAAACTCAATTTCTGCGTAACCTCTCCCATCCTGATTCCATGCTTTAATGACCTTTCCCAATACTTTGTTCGTATTGTGGTTAAACAAAAGTACGCCAATCGCATTCAATCTCGTAAGATCCATACATCCCGATGTATGATCCAAAATTTCAGATCCAAACCATCTTCCGTATGGTTCTTCGGATGAAAATGAAAGTTCAAATTTTCTCTCGTTGCCTTCCCCTTCCAGGGTCCGGATCCCTGCTTCCATGAACCGCTTCGGCTGAAAATCATTCTCTCCCTGCGGGTTTTTCCGCATAGGATGATCTCTATTCTTCATTTTCTCCATCGTTTTCCTCCTTCACATTTGTATCGGCGGATGCCCCGGTTATCATTGACAGCAGATCAATTCCTTTTTTTGCTGCATATTCTTTTGCCTCTGCCATTTCATCAACAACTTTCTTCCAGTCCCGGCCATTCTCCGCACAAATTTGCTGGAATGTTTTCTGCCCGGTTTTTAACGCGACTCCATTAGCATTCGCTTCCTTGTATGGATCAATCCATCGTTTTGGCTTTACCACCCATTCATGGGACAGATAGTTTTCAATATTCTCCCAGAAATCCACAGGTGAAATAATGCCTTTCAGCCAACACGAAATGACAAATGACTCGTATATTTCATCAAGGAAATTTTCAATCAGGATCTCCTTCTCCTCGTCATATGTCAGATCATCCTCAATCATGGACTGCCGGGCTGAGGCATAATTGGTTTCAGACATATCTCTGGAAGTGGCTTCATATGACAATCCGTTTGATGAAGATATAATCCTCTGCAAGGTCTTGATAAAGGAGGTTGCATCCGTTCCCTGACCGGCCGGATTCAACATCTGCGCCTCATCGCCAGTATTCATTTCCATGATCATACCTGGAACAATTCGTTTCCCCTCGTAGGTCACCTCCGGTCCTTTCCGGGGACCTCTCCCAATGGTTCCAGCCGGATTCAGTCTTTTTATAAATACGGCCAGACAGGCAGCAATTTTCTCTTTAATCGTCACTGCCGACATAAATTCGTTCATGTCCTTGACTCTTGTCAGAGACGGACTTAAGTCAGAAATCTCACGAATCTGCGATGGCCGATTTTTAGAAAAATAAAATACAACATCTTTTGCCTCAATGTAGACGGCCTCCTTCTCCGTGTATCCATCAATGGAGTATTGTCGGATCCAGTATCCTTCCGGCCGGTTAAAACGATTATATTCAATGCCGCCAACTACTTTGTTTCCACTCTTTTTCGGCGTAAGCTGCGTATTATCCAGTTCATCCACTTCCAACACCTGAAGTTGAAGAGGAAGAACGCCCTGCCCTGTATATCTTTTTACAATCAGGATCCCCCCATCTGTAATCTTTCTCTGTATACACATCCGTACAAGCTGGGTAAAAGACTGCTGCCCTGTTACATCGCAGTTGATTCTTTTGCACCATTTCGTCCACATCTGCTCTAAGGTTGAATTAATCCCGCCATCCTGTGTCGTCACACGAACCTGAAGGCCACTTCCGATTACGTTCCGCCGAAATGCACGGAGAACGGCATTCATGGTATCGGAATTTCTTTCCAGGTCTCTGGCCCTTGCACGGATCCGGTCTCGCTCATAGCGATCCGTAAATTCTGCTGACTGATTTAACGTATTCCACTGGCTCTGCAACCTTCCTGTATCGCTGGCATCATAATTCCCGCGCTGGTATTCATATTCACTTCTCCACTTTGCGCGGGCGGAGCCCCATTTGGGGTTGATAAACCCAATAAATTGATCAATCACGTTTAATTTCATTACTATCTCCTGTTATCCGGACCAAAATCGGCGGCATAAGCACCCGCCAATAGTGAAGCTCCATCTCCCTGAAGCTGTGCCTCTAACCGGTTTCGTTCCGCTATTAATGCTGACAGATCCGCCCTAGTCAACGAACGGGTGCCGATTCTGTAACTCTGACCGCCGACCAGAATTTTAAAAATCGCGTCATTGACGTTTTTTAGCTGTTCCTTTGGAGTTTCATATGTAGTCTTATTTTCTGCTTCCATTTCACATCCATCCTTCCAGTTCGTTTTCCTTTATCCATTGTTCCTCTGCTGATTCGGGCTCTTTTTTCTGTGGGATATGTGATTCATACTTATCTAGATGCCAGGTCCTTGCGCCCCGCATATCCGCCGCAGTCATGGCATACACCTCCGCGTCCAGATAATGATTGGCGATATGTTCCGTCTTTGGCACCCATTTCTGTATAATACGCCCATTTGCCTGGCGCTCATTGATCTTATGTTCTGCTGTCACCTGCTTGGCATACTCCTCATCAATTCCCTGAAAGACCATCCAGGATCCGTTTCCATTCTCTCTCTGCATCCTTGCTGCTATCCTGTCTTTGTATTTTCCAGTATCCACCAGTACAAGAGGGGTTCCCTGAGCCCTAGAGCCGGCCTTATTGACTGTACTTCGGCGATAATCTGTCTCCATCCTTTTACTTGCTCCCTTGCTCGGAAGCGTATACTCTGATGTATCCACGCAGAAGTTGTAAACCATATCGGTCTGGTCACCGGAATCCACCAAAACAAGCGAGGGGGACATTTTCGTCCCATCCCGCTTTTCATATTGCAGATTCATAATTTCATCTGTTCTCCACAGATCTGTCTCCTGCCCCCTGGCAATCAGCTGGCTTGTCCAGTGTTCTCCCCATGCACGGATCACCCAGTATACGGAAGTCTCCTGGACATCAATCCCTCCGGTCAACTCAATCGCCCAATCCGGCACCTCAAATTCCTCATATTCTGTCTGGCGATCCTTAACCAGATCGGCGGAAGTCCTAAGTTTTGTATCCTCCCACGGTTCCGCAAGCCACGAGTTTACGAAGTTCTGGAGCATTTCCGGATCGTCTTTCGACTTTAGAAATTCCTCCGCGACATCTGCCCAGTTCACAAAGAGACTATAAAGGGAACTGATTCGGAATCCTATTGTTTTGGGATTTCCCACTCCCCTCTTTTTTACCGCTCTCCATTCTCCATTCCGCAGCATCCATGGCTTATCCTTATCTGGAATTACACAGCCGCATACCGGGCAGATATACCGGGATGTCTTTGCCCGCTCATAGGGGGATAGTTTCTTCTCCGGGTCCTCTGTAAATTTAATCTGGTGAAAATCAAGCAGCTGCATTTCTTTGCAATACAGACACGGTACAAAATATTCCCGTACTTCGTCAGCTTCGTCGTGCAGCTTCCAAATATAATTTGTCTTTAATGTAGGCGTGGAACACGCATAGACCTTACTTTGCGACTTATAGGTCTTGATACGCTCCATAGCCAAATTGTAAGGCGAAGCCTCCTTTTTGGATGCTCCGCCCATCTTATCAATTTCATCGAAAAACAAATATTTTATTGCTTTGGCTGCCAGTTTTGAAGGGGAGCCGGCTCCGCGCAGGTAAATGACCATGTTCTTGAACTTTAACCGCAATTCCTTTGACTGATTTTCATAAAATTGTTTTCTGATTCTCGGAATCAGCCGGAATGCCGGCTTTAATTTGTCGTTAGAAATATCTTTTGCTAAATCATCCGATGGATATACAATCATCGCCGGCCCCGGCTCCTCACTAATCAGATAGCAGAGCATGTTAATTAACGCCTCTGTTCCTCCAAGCTGGGAACCCTTGCACAGGTAAATCTCGCGAACATAAGGCAGGTTCATCGCATCCATGATTCCTGTCAAATATGGGGTGATGGAGTTTGACCATCGGCCAGACAGGTTGCTGCTCTCATCCAACACGCGGTATTTCTCCGCCCATTCGCTTACTGTTATTTCCTCCTGAACCATTAATATTTTTTTAACTGTCCGTCGGAACAGAGCTGCCGTTTTCCTTCGGTTCCTGCCGCGTTGTGTCAATCAAATTCCCCCTCATCGTCTAATTCCTCCTCAAAGTCGTCCTCCTCTCCTTGTCCTGGGGTTCCGTCAATTTCTTCCGGGTCATAATCAGACAATTCTTCTAAAACAGAAAGCATTTCTTTCTTAATAACCTGAATCATGGAATCCATATCCGTCTCACCAGAAATCTGCATCGCCAGCTTTGCCGGAACCTCCAGAAGATGATTTTTAAAGCGAATTAACATATCTGTCAGGAATGCTTCCACGTCAGAGGCCTCGTGAAGCTCCCTCCGAAGCTTTCGGAGTTTTAAAAGGGAAATCTGTTTCTTTACTTCTTCGTGCTCTGCCTGGACTTCCTCTTTGGATATAGATGCCCGCCTTCCCGTTTCCGCATTTACCTTATAATCAATATACTCCTGTATGCACTTTTCCAGATAGTAACCTCTGGTTCCCTGATGAAGTTTAAAAAGCCCTTCTTCCCTTAATTGTCGGACTCTTCGCGAACTGATTCCCAAACATTGAGCCAATTCTTTTTGGTTTACAGTCAAACTCTCCTCACCTCCCTAAGGCACATCAAAAAGAGGAAGGAAGTGCCTATATTTTTTTCTTCAGAAAGCCAAAAATACCGCGAGTCATTCCGCCCA